TAGGATTATCTAATTTAGCCCAATAGGCTAATGATCGTATAGTTAAAAGATTACCTGATAACGGATTTTTAAATTGTTTCCAAAATTTATAACATGCACCTTCATTGTATTTTTCAGTACATTTAGATGAAAATTCCAACCATGTTGGTAATAAGGATTCATGAGTATTATGTAAAGCTAAACCTACATTTCTCCATTCTTCATAGTTTGCTGCTCTGTTTTCATCTAACATACTAATAAATGTACATGCTCTTTTGACTAATGTTTCTAAATCTTCAGAAAGTTCATATTTATTACCGTCGGATTTAAAAGTATTAATATTTAATCTATCTATTTCAGCATGAATATCAATATCTTCATAATTAAGTTTTAATTTATTAGATGTTTTTTTACTATATCTTTTTTTTTTATAATGTAAAGAGAAAAAAATAACGAGATTACCATTTAATTCAATTTTTTCTAAATTATAGTTATAAACTTGAGATAACTTATACATTTGACCTCCTGGTTTTTTTGATCCATATAAAAACCATCCATTACTAGATACAACAGCTTTATCTATTATTTTATCAGGTGTTTCTAAAAAAGTTTCAAAAATATTTTCATCAGTACATAAATTTACGACGTATTGCCTTATAAGATGTCTAGTAATCACATTAGCACATATATCTGGAAAAATTAAATGAAATCCATCTTTACATATATCATCTAATTTTGTAACAGATTTTTTTTCAAATACACAAATTTTAAAATTTGTTTTATCAAATTCTATATATTTATCAAAAGCATTTAAAAATTTTTTAATAATATTATTAATTAAATTATTATCATATAATCTTTTATTTTGATAATCATCTGTTGGAATTTTCAAATCTATATCAACGATTATAGGAGAATATTCTTTTTGCATTTCTAAAATAGAAAAATCAGTAACATTATTTTCAATAGCATCATTATACATAGCCATAAATTCTTTGCCATCTTCACTATTAATATAAAATCGACCTTTAATCACATTTCCCCATGATTGATGCGTTGGTTTATCTTCCATATCATCGTTATATCTGTGATTACACAAGAAATTGATAACTTTTTGTTTACATTCATCCATTTTCTTACAATTATTGTTAGCTGGCATTAATTAAATAAGATAAGATTTTTTTATATATATTTTTTCAATTTTTATTTTTTTTAATAATGCCGCCATAATATGATGATGTATCATCGTATGATTTTTTAATATCATCATAAATATGTTATTTATGATGATATTAAAAAAAATAATCTAATAATGCATCTTTGATGAAAAAACTAATTTATAGATTGAAATATTTTGTCTAAAATAAAAAATGAATATAAATTCATATAAAATCTTAATTAAATATAATAATTAATGTACTTTTGTCCTAATTGTTCATATATCCTTGATATTAGCAAATCTTCTGCAATATCAAAAGACGATGCTGCTAAAATCCCCCTAACAAAAATCAGCGATGCTTTTAAGATTTTAGATAATAATGATGATATTACTAAATATAAAGCAGAATTTTCTAAAGAAGATTTCTATAAAAATAAAAAAATAAAAAATTATGATAAAAATGTATTAAATCAATTATTTAATGATGTAGTATTATCTGGAGCACAATTTATATGTAATAATTGTAATCATAAAAAACAAATTAATGAAACAACTTTATTATATCAAATAAATTTAGAAGATACAAGTCATAAAATATATAATATTGAAGAAAATAAATTAATAGTAAATGATCCTCTATTGCCTCATACTAGAGATTATACATGCAAAAATATAAATTGTTCTACTTATAAAAATAACAATTTGAAAGATGCCGTATTCTATAAAAATAAAAATAGTTATAAGGTTAATTATATATGCACAGTTTGTTTCTTTAATTGGTAAATTATATTTTTTATTTGGCTTTATAGGCTATTCTATTTATAACATCAACAATGATAAATACTTATAAGTTGAGATATAATATGTATTAAAAATCCTGTTAAAAATAATATTTGTTCCATTATATAATATTTATTCCAAGTATTACATACTTCAGGTAAAAAATCAATTGTATATATATTATGCATTAAAAATCCTAATAGTTGGCCAATAATTATTGTAAATAAACCAACTATAATTGCTTTTAGAATAACTTCCAAAATTAGATTCATTATTTTAAATTAGAAATTAATTTTCATCAAGTTGTAAATATAAATGTTTTTTATATAATTCATCTAAAGTCCACATTTCTTGATTTCCATTGGGTAATGTTCTGATTATTTTAAAAGGAATCATATTTAATTTAAATTCTTCTTCAGCTATTTTTTCATATGACAAACCTGTAAAATTTTTAACTAATGGTTTAGCTCCCATAGTCAATTGTTTTATTCTTTCTCCTAAAATTCTAACCATTTCATATTTTGTAAGACGATTAACAGATACTCTATTTTCACCTATTAAATAATCTTTGGTTACAGATTTGATTTCGTAATTATCATCATCAATATCTAAATTACTATCTTCAAAATCATAATATTTATCTTCAATAATATCTTCTACTGTTTCAGTATCAAAATCATCTTTTTTAAATTCAAGATCATCATCTTCATTATCTAGATCAATTTCATCAATATCATTTTCTCCAATTTCATCAATTTCATTTTCTTCAATATCATCATTATCAATATTATCATCATTATCATCAATATCTTCTTTTGTTATTACCTTTTTGTTATTTTTCTTAGGCATTATTATATAATACTAATATTTTTTAAATATAATTAATTCAATTTTAATCTACAAAAAAAATATTATTATCAATAGTCTTTATCATCTTTATTGGTTCTTTTATACATTCTATAAAACTAAAATAATCATTAAAAGATTTACCATTAATTTCAATTATTATATCTCCTATTGGAATAATAGGATTAGTAATTCTTAAATAAATATTAGGATTAACAGAGGTTAAATATACTGTAAAGAGATCGTTATTATATAAATATCTATCTAATAATTTAAATACTTGTAAACTTGTAATATTTAAATTCGAAATATTTTGATAATGTTCTTGAGTAAATATACATAAGATTAAATCATTATTTTCAATAAAATAAGGCATGATCCCTTTAGAATATTGATGCAATTTATCAGTTGAGAAATCAACCAAATTGTATATTTCTATTAAATTTGACATTTGATATTCTAATTTAACTTTAGTTGTCTTTAACTGATTATTAGTACTGTCGATATATACTATATTAAGTTCATCTCCTGGAACAAACCATAAATATAAATCGCATACAGCAATTTTTTCTGGAAAAAAATCAAATTTAATAAATCCATTAATATCAATTTTATTATTATTAATAAATAATAGAATATCATTGATATTAAAAAATTTATTTAAATAATTTTTTGAATTTAATTGTGATATACGAATACCTATTTTATTTTTAATAAAAATATTCGAATTTTTAACATTTTGTATAGATTGAAATAAAACTGATCGTAATTTTTCTTGTTTAATTAATTGATAATTAAAATTCCAGGTTGGACTATGAAATATACTAGGAATTGAATTAGAAATAATTAAGTTTATTAATGATTTATTTATTTGGATAAGTTTTTTATATTTATTGAATCTATAATATGGTATAACTAAAGAAGTATTTTCAACATCATCAAACTTAAGTTTTGCAACATTAATTCCTATAACTTTCCATTTTTTATTATCATAAATTATTGAAGGACCCCCTGAATTTCCTGGATTTAATGTTGCATCTGTTTGTAATAAAGATTTTCGATAACCAGAAATAATACCTTTAGTTTCAATAATATTTGTATTATTTAAAGGAAATCCGATAGATAATACATTTAATCGTAATTTAGTTTGAATTTCTTTATAATCAAAAATTTTGATTGAATCAAAATTTTCATTAATTTTTATTATTGCAAGATCATCATCTGGAAAAATATATACAAGTTGTCCTTTTAATATATTTGTCTGATTATAAATTATTTCTATATGAACAGCATATTTTACAACATGATAACAAGTTAAAATTAAATTTTTACAAATAAAAAATCCAGTTCCAGATGCAGATAAAATATTAGTCTTATCCAATGGTTTATTAAGATCAATTTCAGTTACTTTAACATTTATTTTAACTATATAATGTTCCCAATCCATTATTACAATTAAATAGATTTTAAATTAAATATTTTTAAAAAACTGATAAAATAGATTTAGTTTAGTTAAATCTATACAATATACCCTAAAAACATATTCTTGATGATTTTGATTTAATAATAATGAAAAATTTTTAACTTTATTATTAGTAATTACTTCATTAGTCTTATTGTTATAAAACAGTATTTTATTAAGAGGATTACTTGTATTATTAGCATATCCTACTTGAAATATTATAATTTCATAAATATTTGTATCAAAAGTTTCTTTTATTTTAGTTTCTAGATTAATAAAATCATTTATATTTAATGATATATCTTGATATACAAGTTTTGGTATATTTCTCATATGAATATCGTTAATTAATTTAATTATATTATCATTTTTTGTTTGTGTCCATATAAAATAATCAACTAATAATAACATTTTATCACTATTTAAAATATATTCAGATAATTTAATTTCTTTTTCTAGTTCAAATAATAATTTTACTATTAAAATTTCTAACGATTGAACTGTTTTATGATTATAAATTTGTCTATGTAATCTATATCTAATAAAAAACATATGATAAATATCTTCGCTACATTGTAATGAATAACATATTTGATTATTTATAATTTTAGCATCTTTTATAATACGAGAAAAATTAAAACTAAATTTTAAACCTACTGATTGTGTATCTCTAATTAGATAATCAAATTTATCAACATCTATTGAATTTACAGGATTTGATATAATTTGAAATATCCATTTTCCAATTTGATATTTTTCTAACCATTTATTATATTCTGCACTATAAGGATCAATTAAATCACATATAACTTTTAATTGATCTAGATTAAGTTTTATATTATATCTCTCAACTAAATGATGTAATAAATATATGGATCTATTTTCATGAGATACATATTTTGTGATATTTTTTAATTCTTGATAGTGAGGTAATTTTTTTAAAAAATAATTATCAAATAAATGAGAATAAATTAAATGACCCAAATCATGACATAAACCTGCAATACTTACTAATTGAATAATTTCTTCATTTATATTAATTTCAGGATGTTTATAAGCTAAATTTTTTATCATTTGATTTGCTAAATAATAGGTTCCTATAGAATGTGCAAATCTACTATGATTTGCTGATGGAAATACCATATATAATACTCCTGTTTGGTTTATATATTTCAACCGTTGAAATATTGGAGTATCTATTATTGAAATAGCCAAATCATCAACTGATATATAACCATGTATATTATCATAAATTATCATTTTATAATTTATTATAATAAATTATTCTTTATAAATCATTAGCCTATAAAATAAATTATTTTAATTGTAATTAACTTCATTATAGATATCAATATCATTTTCATTATAGATATCTATATCATTTTCATTATAGATATCATTCTCATTATAGATATAAATATCATTTTCATTATAGATATCAATATTATTTTCATTATAGATATCAATATCATTTTCATTATAGGTATCTATATCATTTTCATTATAGATATATTTTATTCTATTTTTTTTTTCATAATAATGATAATATACAAGAAAATTTAAATAATCTTCATGATTTACTTCATTATGATACCTACAAATGATAGTGTATATTCTATATTTACTTTTTTTTAAATAATATTTAGAATTATTAATATAATTAAGTTTTGTACAAGATGATAATATATAATTCATATTTAATATATTCATTAATTTTTGGTCTTTCCATAAATCCAAATTATAATAAAATTGTTCAAGTGTAGATACTCTAAAATTAAATGTATATTTGGAATTTTCACTCCTATTAGATAAAATTGTAGATTTGAATTCTTTAATAAGTGTAATTTGGATTTCATCATTAGTAGTTTGTATATATGGAGCTAACATATGAACAGTTGTAATAAGATATGGTGATTGTAATACAACATTATTTATAATTATACTAATTATATAATAACTTTCATTAGTTATATGTGTGCTGATTTTATCATATAATTCTAATATATTACAGGTGAATAAATAACCATTTAAAGTATTAACATGAACAGTTGGCCCTGAAGAAAAAAAACAAATATAAGATTTAATATCTTGATTAATTTTTTCTATTGATGATGTATAAAATGGTTTACTTTCTCCAACTACACACAACGACATTAATTTTGAATATTTTCTGATTTTATGTTTTCCCATAATAACCAATACTTTATGAAGTAACAACTAATGATTTAGAAAAACTAGATTAGATTTTAAAATCAAAATTTGGTATTAGAAAAATAATATTTTTCTATTATTTTTCTTTCGGTAATAATTAAA